TGCCGTGCCAATAGCACCGCCCGCAATCGGCGTAATTACAAGGGTTTCATCCTCATAAGCCGCCGTGTAATCGGTATCAATTACAAGCGGGTCACCGTCAGCGGTCAACGATACTTTGAGCGACGGGATAAGTACCGGGTCAGCTACTTTAACCACGCCATCTGTAATCTGCTTTTCGCTGCCCACCACAGCCGTTTTGTGCGTCGCCGGATCCAGTACGTTAATCAACACGATAGGTGCCATGTTGAAATAAGCAAACTGGGTTTTGATAGCCTCACAAAGGCCATACTTTTTCCAATCAGCCGAATAGCCAAAAGCCGCCACAGCCTCCTTGTAGGTGTAGCAAAGCACCGGCGTGTTGACTGCTGCCGGGTCACTGGCCAGATGTACCGGCGCGGTGCCAAAAGCCACAATCAGGCCGCTGTCCGTCTGAGTCATTGCCACAAGACTGGTGGCCTGCTCACTGGTGTATACGCCATGTTTGTAAGCCATTTACTTACTCCCCTCTCTCTTAACCTCGTTAAATGCCAGGTAAAGCGGTGTACCCTGCTTTTTGATAGCCGCCATTGCGGTATCCAGTTCCGCTACCGGAACAAACAGGCGGGAAATATTTTTGTATTTCTCGCTATATCCCTTTACCAACTCTGATACATCACCACGGTATACCGTGTACTGTTTCAGCCCTTCCGTTAAGCGGTTAGGCCCAACATACACCATGGTTTTCTTGGTGGTGGTAGTGGCGGCTTTCTTTTCCGCCGTCTTTTTCTCAGCCATTAGTTATCCTCCTCCATAATCGCATCCAATTCTTTGGCCGTTTTCATGTTCGGCTGTGGAATCTGATAAACCAAAGTTGCATAGCCAAACCAATATGGATATGGCTGATTTTCAATGGTTTCAAATTTTGTAGGCAGTAATAATCTAAAAATATTATCCAGTTTTTGCAGCAATAAAAGCCGCTGCCGTATACGTTCCATGATGGACAACAAATCCATCCATGCCAGTTTGTCCTGACCATACACACCGATAGTCAGGCCAATCGTGGCCGTAGAGCCCGGTGGTCCATCCTCCACATTTTGACAAGAAACAATCACATAGGGGTAATATGTATCGTTTTCATATTCTTCATCCGGAATATGCTGCTCGTATACGGTCACGGGCTTATCTTCCTGCCCCTCAGCTTGCATTTTATAAAGTTTGGTGGCCTCCCGTACTTGTTCGGCCACTGCTTTAACTAACATTGTCGGTATCATCGTCTATACCCCATCAAAAAGGCGTTTACTTCGTGCTCGATATTTGACGCAAGCCGTTCCTGTATACGCTTTTCGATATAGTCTCGCACCGTTGGGCTTTCTAGCATTTGCGGTGTAGATGGGCCACTCAGCTTGTTTATTGGCAAGCTGTCATTGCCGGCAGTTCGCCGGAATACACCCGTGTGTCCACTCTTCATTTTGGCAAGAAAAGCGTGGGCAATGGTGCCGCCCTGTCCCTTTACCACCTGACTGTACAGGTATTTACCTGTTGGCGGTCTTTTCTTGGGTACGCTCTTGGGATTTGTGCGGAAATACGCCAAATCATTGACGCGCCCTTTTGAAGTCATTACCGCGCCGCCCGCCGGGAATGAAAACTTTATTGTTTTCGTCACGTAGCTGGACTTTATCGTGTAGCGTTCCCGGGCTTTTTGGGTTGCGTCCCTCTTTGCTCCGCGAATACTCTTGCGTATAGCTGTTTTGGCGGCTTTATCTGCCGCCCCTGGAATCCCTGCTAATAGCTGTTGGGCTTTTTGCAGGTCTCTTGCATCTATCTGAATCATCTTAAAGGCACTCCCATCCTGTACGCCCCCAGCGTCATGGTCAACATGCCCATATCATTGGTGCATGTATCCACTTTGTAGAGTTTGCCATCCACCTTGAAGTTGGTTCCCATCTTGGGGATATGGGGCAAATCTGACGCTTTCACGCATACAGTAACAAAGTCGCCACTTAGGCCGTCCGGGGTTCGCCTGCCATCCAGTAAAGCCGCACTCCGCTTGTCTGTTTCGTCTCCGGAAATCACACATACGCAGTCCGTACCGTTGAGGTTGTGAGTCTCCCCGAACTCGTCAGGGTTCAGGAAAACGGCGGAAATATCCGCCGCCACCATATCCTTGAATTCCATTTTAGCCAATCCGCACACGGGCCACCGCCGTGGCGGCTGCTTTTGCCGCTACGGCATAGCCTGCAAAGATATTATCCGTTGCCGTGGGGGTAATGACGCTGTTGGTTGCGTCCCAGTATACCTTTTGGCCCACAGTCAGGGCTTTGCCGCTGCCAGTTGCGGCGGGGAACTCAAACACACCCGTGAGCGTTACCGTACCCGTGGCACCATTGGCGATATTTTCCAGGGCTACGCCAATGCGATCCGTGAGGGTTACCACATCCATATATGCAATATCAGCGGCAGCGGTGAAGTCGATATTATCACCTTTCTGCACAAAAGTTGCTTTTGCCATTTGTTTCACCTTCTCCTTAATCAGCTAATCGTGCTTTTCTGAATACCACGGAAATCAAGCAGGTTCACACCTACATCATGGTAAATACGCCACTTGATACCCAGCGTGTCAAACTGCACCGCGCTTTCCATTGTCGGCGTTTCGTTGCCGTTCAAGCTGGTGACTTCGATAGTGGGCACAATACCCGGGGCCGCTGCCATGTAGAATACATTGCTTGCGGAAAGTTCCGGGTCAGCAACCACACTCAGCTTGTTTGCAAACGGGTTAATTGCGGCGTTGTTCTTGGACGGGTCAACCACAGAATTGATAAGCTGGGCCGCCTCTACTTCCAAATCAACCGGTACAATCAGGTAAGCCGGCTGAATGTTCAAGGTCTCCTTGCCGCCAATATTTTTCTGTTTGGCCATTGCCGCTTTAATCTTGCCCAGGCCGGCTACCGTGAGGCCCTCGGTCTGCAAGTTTTTATGATTTGCGTGGAAAAGTGTCGCGCCTTCAATGGTGGGGTTATCCGTCAAGATAGCATAAACCATCTTGTTAATCATACGGCGGCAGGCCGCGCCGTAGATGGACGGCAGGGTTTTAAGTGCTCCCATATCGTCGTTGATAATGGCCTGACGGGTGAGGGAAAAGGTTTTGCCGTAGGTGGCTACGGTAGCAGATACGCTATTTTCCTTCAGTTCGCCATGCTTAAATTCGCCGTTTTCGTTGACTTTTTCCAGCTCATCGGCCTCGCTCAGGCGGTAACGGGTAGCGGCCTTGAAGTCGGTATTGCTGCCCTTGCCCGTCCACAGCTGGTAAGTGGTGGGGGCTGTCTGATATGCCTGGGCCATGCTCTTGTTAGCTACGTTGGACAAGATACCGGGGAAAGCACCCGTGCCCGTCAATGCCTCACGGACAAGCTCCTCATCCGTCATATTGCGTGTATTCATGCTTTTTTCGCGCTCGATACACTCAGCGGCAAGGCGTAACATACGCTTACCACGGTAATCACCGGCACCGGCAGCAGGTTTGTCCAAATGCAAACCGGCGCGCATTGCCAGCCCATCCGTAGCGGCGGCGCGGAATTTGTCCATTTCGTCCACCTGTACCGTTACATTCTGCCCCTGACGCTCATTAGCCAGCTTGTCAAGGACTGCCGCCCGCGCGGCCTCTACCGTCATACCATCATTGATGAATTTTTCACCATCAATGCCAAACTGACGGCAAAGGGCACCGATTTCCTGCACGCGCTGACGCTCTGCCATCATGCCAGCCTCACGGGCTTCATTTTCGTTTACCTGAGGCTTTTCCGGCGTATTTTCCGGCGTTACCTGAGGCGTATTCTGATCTTTCATCTTTACATCTCCATTCTCTAAATTCTGATTTTCTAAACTACGGCCCACACCCACCGTGGTATCAGCAGGAATAGACACTATGGACAATTCGTAAGGTGTCCAGCGGGTAGCTACCGAACAAGGGCCTGTAAACCGCCCGTCTGTACTCGTGGCACCTTCTGCCACATCTTCCCATACGTTTACCATATAGCCAACCGACACACCTTTAAGGGTGCCGCTTTTGACTTTCTGATAAATCTTGTCGCTTTCTTCGTCCTCGTCGAACTGCACGCTGGCCCTCAGTTTGCGCTCGTCCTTATCCAGTTCCACGGAAAGAATTTTGCCTATGACGGCATCCCGGTCATGATTAAAAAGCATCACGCCCAATTCCTGTAGCCGGGTTAAATCAATAGCTCCCTCGTCGTGGCTTAGAATTTCTGTGCCAAACCACCGGTGATAAGGTTCTTCACTGGAAAGGGAAAGGTCTACAATGCGGCTATCTTCGCCGCCCTCCCCTGCCTCACGCAAAGACAGTGTGCCAAAAAGGTCACGGTTTTGAGGTTCATTCCTGCTCTTCGGTTTCATCGTCATTATCTTCTCCTCCATCATCATTGACATGGTTACTTTGTGCGGCCTGTACTGTGATGGGCGTATGAATTGCCAGCTTTAAGCCCATAGACTCAGCCGTTTCTTTCTCTAAGGCCATCTGCTCCAACTGCTCACGCCAATCATACCCGCGCTCTGCACACCATTGTGACAAGGTTTTGCCGGCATTTTGCAGGGCGTTGATATCCGCTGCAACTTCTTTTGACGGGTCGATCCATGCCCATCCAGGTGTTACCCAGTCGCACCGCTGGTATTTCTCGCGGTTTTGCGCGTAGTCCGGAATATTGATAAGCCCCGCCATTACGCACAAATCCAACCACTCCCGGTATACAGGCGCACACAAATGGGCTGCAAGGTAATCCTGCATGGGTTCAAAGGTCTTTCTATCTTCCAGCATGCCTTGGCGGGCACTTGAAAAGCTGGCCTTGTTGAAATCCCGGCTCATAAGCTCATAGGAAAGCCCCAGCCCTGCACCTGCAAGCCGCTCCTGGATACTGATATAGTCCTTTGTATTCGCCATACCACGGGAAGGGCTGACAGTTTCCACTTTCTCCCCTGGGGCAAGGTATTTAATCATACCCGGCCGCAATGACTGCAACTTTTTGCCCTCCGGGTCTTTGGTATTGCCGATACGGCCAACCGCTGCCGCCGTCCCTGTTTCGGTGGTAATGAGCACGGAAAAACATGCTGCAATACGCGCCGCCACAGTTTCAGCGTCCAAATAGTCTTGGGTATCCTTCAAACGCTTAATAATCGGTGCAAGGTCGGAAATACCACGGATTTGGTCAGGGTGCTTGCGTGTCCACAGGTGGATTATTTCCCCGGCAGCTATCCTGTCCGGGTCATACTGGATAAAGCCGTCAGGGCTTTTCTTGTCTATCCAGTAGGCCAGCGGTTTCAAATGGGCATCCAGTTCCACACCTGAGCGGATCACGTTGCCCGTTTTGGGGGCTGTAAGCATATATTGACTGAGCAAATCCGACTTGATAACCTGCAATTTCAGCGGGAATTTTCCCTGCTTGCTTACGGTTTTCTTTATCAGGATTTCCCCGTCAACGATTTTCCGGCGTAATAAAAGGGCCTGCAATTCCTCAAAGGTTTGCTGGCCCGTAATATCGCAGTTTTCTGCCCTTGTCCATTCCTGCCAAAGGCTTTCTATCTGCTTATTCAGTTCATCGTTGCCGGTTCGTGCCTGGGGCTTAATGCCGGTGCCTACCACATTGCGGATAATGCCGCCAATCGCCGCCCCGGCTATATCGCTGTTATCTTCAAGATAACGGGCACGGGCTTTGATTAAATCCCGCTGGGTTTTGTCGGTGTTTTCCGTGTCGGTGTTCACCGGCAGCCATCCATCATTGAAACGGTTTACCTCTCCGGCCTCATAGGCTCGTAGGCTTTCCGCGTAAAATGCACGCTGGCAGGCCCATTGTGGGGATATCGCCGCTATGGCTTTTTCCAGTAGCTTAATCATACGCGCCCCAATTCAGCGAAATACAAGTCATTGCCGGATAGCTGGGCAATTTGTTTCTTTAGGCTGCTTTCCCGCTTATACAGGGTGGCAAGGTCGGCCTTGGTAATCCGCCGGTTGGCTATCTGATAATCTTGCGCCCCTGTCTCAATAGCCATGATAGCCGCCCGCACATTGTCCAGTTGCACCTTTAACACTTCAATTTCCTCCAAATTGGTCACCTCCTTTCCCGTTATCTTAAAGAATTGCACTAGAAAAGGCCACCTGCATTGCTGCAAGTGGCCAGTAGATACACTTCTATGCCCTAATAATATCACTTTTGGCTTTGAGTTGTCAAACAATTTTCCTCCCTTATAGCCAATTATCATCCACCCCCAGCCAATTATCATCCTGATTATCCGCAGCCGGTTGCGTTTTTTCCGTTTCTTCTTCCGGCTCCATGAGATAGCGCACACCTAAAATTTCAGCGGCCAGGGCGTTGTTTGTCTCACAGTCAAGCAAGTGATTTGCTACATGACTGCCTATTTTCTCCCATCCGGTAGTTACGCGGCCTTTTTTGTCCTTATGTTCCACTTTCTGCTCACTGCAAATTTGGTCGCAATACTCGCGGTCAATATCTCGGTACACATTCCAGCTCCCCGCTGCCCCTGGGTCTATCCCCATACGGGAGGCAATAAAATTCTTTAGCTGGTTGGTATCCATGAGGTATTGGCGCAGGCCAAAGCCTATTGATTTGTCTATGATACTCACCTGGTAGCGGGATTTGAGCGGGTTACTTGCGCCCTTGGTAGGCACCACTAGGCCCAAATGGTGGGCACAAAAAGCAAAGACTTCATCCGTGTTATAACCTGAGTCCATACAGGCAAGGTTTATGTTGTGGATTTCGCCGTTTGTATCCGGGTAATTCCTATCCAGCATCACCTCAATATCCGCCCACGTTTCCAGCCGCCCATAATCGACTAGCCAGCTAGTAAGGTGTGGCCCCCATGCTCTGATAGCAAACCAAAAATGATCCAGCTGCACATCTATACCCACGGTCAGCAGTTGCGCCTCCGGCGGCATAGTTCCGCGCTCATACGGCAGTTGTTTTTCCATGATAACATCTGACTGCATCCGGCTGGACTTATCTTCCCACGGCTCCGCAAGCCATGAGTTGATAAAGTTCATGAGCAGTGGCGGCTCATTCTTGCTTGCCACAAATTTGGCGGCAACATCCCCAAAACTCAGCCACGGGGAATACAGGCTGTTTAGGTGGAATCCTACCTTGTGGGCACGCCCTTTGCATTTCTTTTCTCCGCGCCATTCTCCATCTTTTAGCATCTGAGGCTTATACCTATCGTCCACAATCTCGTGGCAATGCTTGCACTCATAGTATGCAGCCGCCCGCGCCTCGGTTTCGTCCGCTCCCTCCGGCCACTTGATTTGCTTAAATTCCAGCTCTTGCATTTCGCCGCAATGAGGGCATGGAACGAAATATTTATACTGGATATCCGCATTTTCCCATCCCTGCCAAATATTGCCCGTTTTCAGCGTAGGCGTAGACACTTTGACAATCTTGTAATTATAAAATGTCTTGGTTCGTTCCGCTGCAAGGTCTAACGGGCCAGCCTCCGCCCCTGTCCACTTGGGGAATTTGTCTATTTCGTCGAATATGACATAGCGCGCCGGACGGCTGGAAAGGTCAGACGCACTGTTTGCCCCAGTGAGGGCGATATACATAGAATCAAAAGACAGCTCCAAATCCTTGCTTTCCCGCTCCCGGTATCGTTTTTGTAAGTCCGGGCTTAGCGTGATGAGCGGCTGCAATCTTTTTTCACTGGTGAATTTTGCCAGTTTTTCCGTAGGATAGACGATAATCATAGGGCCGGGGTCTTGGGCTATGGCATAACCAATCATGTTTTGTTCTGCTGAGGTTTTGCCCAGCTGGGTGCCGGCGCAAAAGGTTATATCATGCACAAAATCATCGTTAAATGTGTCCATTACCTGCCTGAGGTACGGCGTTTTACTGGTTCTCCAATGCCCCGGTGAGGCTGAATCCATTTCTGACAGTATCCTGTACTTATCCGCCCACTGGGAGACAGTCAGTTTTTCCGGTGGTTTCAGCACGGCCAGGGCGTTTAGTATCCAGTCCGGATATTCCAGCTCATTTTTTCGTTTTTTTCTTTGCCCTGCCACGGTATAACCTCCCCTCTGATAGCTCCGTAAGGGCGTCATTTATCCGCTTGTCAACCTCTTTTTTTGCCACGGTTACCGTTTCCGGATCCAGCGCAGCCAAATCAGACGCGATATTGTGCCCCATTGCCAGCAGTGACTTTTTGACATTCCCCAGCAGGCGTACAAGTTCGCTCTGTATCACGCTGGCAGGGATATATTCCTGCTGTGTCACACCTAATTTTATTTTTTCCTGGGCCGCCTTGGCCTCTTTCAAATCAGCCTCAGCCCGTAGCTTGCGGGTTTCTGAGCTTTCAGCGTTTTTCCCTGTGTAACGCCATTCCATCAGGGCTTTTATATTCCATTTGCCCCGGGCCTCCTTTGGCGCGCCCTTTTTCTGCCAGCTTGACAAAGTTTCGCGGGAAATCTGAAAGAACTGGCAAGTGTCCGCCGTGTTAAAAATAAATTTTTCTTCTTCTGTTACGCGCGCGCGCGAACCTTTCTCATTTGGCATACCTCCGGCCACCTCCTTTGTTGTCAGCTTGTCAACCCATTTTTTTATTTTTCACGCAGACAAGCCCCGCGAATCGCAGACCCGTGTAGCTGAATCCGCTGGGGAGTACCTACGCACCCCGGGGGGTGCCCAAAGCTCTGAGAAATCACACATTATACCCCATAGCCCGCCGGTTGAGTCGATACACTTCATCCACGGTCAGCCCTTCACGCCTTGCAACGATTGATAATAATTCATCACGCTCAATGTGTCCTGCATGAACTGCTACATGACAGCAAGTACACAGCTGAATCAGGTTGTACTCTACATCACCGCCACCACTGCCAACTGTAAACATGTGGTGTGGTTCACCCGTTGCCCTGCCGCCGCAATACTCGCAATAATCTTTTCGCACCGCCTGAATAGTCTTGCGGTTCTTAATCCGTTTGTGTTTTGGAATTGCTGCCATAAGACATACCCCCTAAAATCTGCAATAAAAAAGGGGCATCCGCATTTAAGCGGATACCCTTTTAGGTACACTCCTATGGCTTAAATATATCACTCTCCGCTTTTAAGTGTCAAATTATTTTACTTCTTGCCAGTCAGCCGCCCGCTGGGCGTGGCAAAATCCCGGCCAATATTTTCAGCCTTGATTATTCCGCAACCGGTTGCGGATTTTCTTCCCCCTCCTGGGGTTCAAATAATGTGCCCTGGGCACGCTTACCCTCGGCATAGTAAATAATTTCATCATGGAGGAATTTAGCCAGGGCACTGTATTTGTCCCGCCAATCCTCGGCGGTGTTTATATCGGCGTGTTCTAAATCCACAGTCAGCTCCGGGGATTTGAATGTATAGCCGCCCACACCTTTGATAACTACTGCCACGCCCAACGACAATGTAACTGCCCCGCCTTTGGTATATTCAAAGTTGCCGCCGGCTATTTCCGCCCACTTGATATTATCCGCTGGAATCCCGGTATAATTCGGCAGCAGCGGCAAAAACGCCGTTAAGGTATCCAGTAACTCAGGCCGGGGAAAGTCCGTGCTCTTGCACTGCCTTTCCTCTCCGGTTGCCTCCTTCCACTTGACGGTAAAAATTTGAGTATCCTTTTTGGTCTTGATTGATACACTCAAAGCCTGCTTTTTCATATTCTCACTCCTCCTTAAAGTTTCCATTCCACGCTTCTATCAATCTGTCACAGTTATCTGTAATGTTGTCGTATACTCTATCCGAAAAAGTTTTCAGCTTGCACTTCGGGCAATAAATGTAATAATCATCATCGTCCCTGCAAAGTTCTACATCACTTCCGCATCTGCACGGCTTCAACTCCTCGTTCATGGTTCGCCTACCTCCTTCGCTATGCGCTTGGAACACTCTGGGCAACAATGGAAATCTTTGTTATATCCGTTACTCCACCCTATCGGCAACGTTGCCTGTTGTTCGTTATATTGTCCAGGCACCATCCTTGCATTTTCCATTTTTCCGCAAAGGTCACACTGCGCAACCCATACTTGTTTAATCATCCTTCGCCCTCCTTAGTTATCGCACAATCTCTTATATAGCTGGGTGGTGGTGGGCTTATTCAGGTTAGCCTTGCGGTTATTCATGCCATGTGAGCCACCACCCCCACCTCTCGCAGCCTTTCCACCGTACAATATGCCGGCATCACAGTTGTGGGGCAGGTGAGGAAATTCCTCTGTCTCCTCCATCATTTCCCGTAATTCGTCCCGCGTTTCATGCTGGGGCTTTCCATACCAAACCTCAGCCGTACATTCCGGGCACTTGCAAAAATCTTCGTCAATCGGTGTCATTGGCACCCGGCACTTTTGACAAAACCACACGCCGTGCATCTTTTCCGCAAGAGTAGCCTTGGCAGGGTTCGCCTCATATTGGGCCTCCCCATCCGGCCACGCCTCTGCACCGCACACCGGGCATTTATAAAAGCCTGCCGCTTGACGCTCCATCATTACTTGGCATTCCTGGCAAAACCATGTTTTTTCCATTTTCTGCCTCCTCAAAGTACCTTGCATATCGTATCTGTATCCGCTGTTTCTTTTTGCCACGTTGCCTTTTTCTCCGTTTTTTCTTCAAATGTCCCAGGGCTTTCCAGGCGGTGGGGTTGCTGTATAGCTCCATTACCGCCCACCCCGCTTTCTCTTTTTCCGCTGGGGTTTATTAACCTTTCCACCGGCGCGGCGCAATTCCGCAATCTTTCTCAGCCTTATATAATCTTTGATTTTCACGGCGTGCCCTCCATTTCGGTATACGCTCATTTTCACTTGCCCCATAGAACAAAGCCATTACTAAGAGAATTACAATGCTGGAAAATAACCACCCCAACACGGCACCCAGTATAAGGCCGGTTTGGTAATCACTCATTTCTTGCCCCTCCTACGCCTTTCCATTGTCTTGAATCGGATCCGGCGGTAATACTTTGCCCGCCGCCTTGCTTTTCTTTCCGTTTGCTGGCAAAATTCCACGAACTCCGGCAAGCCACACATCCGGTGGAATACTTTTAGCAATGCCTTTCGCCATTCTGCCATCACTCTACCCAAATCACGGGCTAATTGTTCCAATACTGTCATTTACGCACCCTCTTTTTCTTCTTTGCCAAAAGTTTCAGCATATCATCAATAGCCTTTTTGATAGCTATGGTGTCACTTGACTTTTTTCGCCCCGCCTTGAAATCTGCAAGGGCTTTCGCCCGGCGGTCTTTCAGTTGCTTTTCTGCTCTGATAATCTTAGCTTGGGTCATGCTGCTTTTTAATTCAATCACTTGCTATGCCTCCTAATTTGTTTCAGCCTTTGAAATAATCTCTGCCTTTGGGTCGGTGACAGGTCGCGGACTACCATCCTGACGGCCAGCATCTTTTTATTTTCAGGCAATGACTTTATGGCCATGCCAAAAGCCTGTGAGTCAAAATCCTTAAATACCTTCACGCTTTCCGCCTCCTTTCCAGGTATTCGCCTTTTTTCAAGTCATAGATACGGCGGTCTTTTTCTTCACATTGCTCTAAAACAATATGCTGGCAGGGATAACCTCCATCCGTTAAGCCTTGGAAAGTCAGCTCTTTATTCACAAAGTACCCCTTGGGCACATTTATGCGTTGGGAAAAACTCTCTGAGCGGCGAATTTCTCTTTTCTTCTCTGCTGGGGGGTCACAGTTGCGGGAAAAATTCATTCTTGCCCCGCCGTCAGCTTTTTCTTGTTTCACGAAATATGCTGCCAGTCTTGAGGCATCCGTTGCCTCACCGCCGTATTGTTCAACCCTCACATGTCCCTTGCCCCAAATCTTGGTAAAAATCCTCTCATACTCTCGATCCGTTTTTACTTCCGGCAAGATGGATAAAATCAAATGAGCATGGGCGCGGCCTCTCCCCGGCATCACATTTTCCACAGTGGCAGCATATTTCAGCTCTACCCCCTGCTTTTTATAAAATCTTTTCAGCCTGTCCTCAAAATTTCTCAAATCCTTCTTGACTCTCGTTTCCAGTTCTTCCCCAGCCGGCAGATTTTCTTTGTCATAGGTCACAGTCAGGTAAGGGCTGCCCTCTACAAAGTTATTGGCAATCATCAAAGCAACCCTTTCCGTGGCCCTTCTCCGGTTTCTCTTTTTCAAATCCTCCGGGGATACATTCTCTTTGGGGTTTCTAATCTCTTTCAGTTTCTTCCCCTTGGGTCTTGCCATAAAGTTATAATACTTGTCTATGACGATTATTTTTTTATCTCTTGTATTTCTTACTTTCTGAATGTATGGCACGACTCTCTCACCCCATCATAGGATTATATATTTTATAAAATCTTATTTTATTACTCTGTACGTGAATTATTAACGCCTTGATGTACCCACTAACGGGACTTTCACCCGTACCTGTCAGACGCTATATTATTGTAGGTTTTTGGAAAGTGTGCTATAATTTATATAGAAGTTTCTTATAGCCACTTTGCTGGGCTTCCCAGCAGTGCCCCATAGTTTGCAGCTATGGGGCTTTTCTTATGCCTATTTTCCTTTCCTCGTATCATGCCAGTACCAAAACGCCAAAACCACCGTGGCAGGGAGGCAAAACAAAACGCCCCAGGCCATTGCCATTAAATGGTTGCTCATTTTCCATGCCTCCTTTTCCAATTTTCCACGCACTCCATAACAAACTCCCTTGTACATTGGTTCTTTACAGGGCAGGTACATCCGACATACCACCATTCGCCGCCCGCGTGCCTGACGCTGGCATGGCCTTCACACACCTTGCAGTCAGGCAGTTTAATTGCCGTCAGTTCTTCATCCGTCAATCACCGCCGCCCCCTTAAACCTTCCAATCCTCCGGATAAGTTGCCGTTGTGTCATTATCATCTCTCAACTTACAATGAGGTTTTTTGCTGCCCTTCTCGAAATAAACAAAGGTGCATCCATCTATACAATGCCGGGCTTTGCAGTATTTCTTGATTTTCCTGGCCAGTTGCAATAATTCGTCGTCACTCATTACATTCAGCCTCCAATCTCTCCAAAGCCGCCGGGGTTATGTCCCAGCCGGCAGGTACACCCTGTTTGCCAGCTTTCAGCCTGCACGTTTTTCCATTGTATGCCGCGCACCCTGTGCAAAAGTACCTGTGTTTGCAGTCCTCTTGGAACCGGTACATAGTTTTTGCTGCTCGCAGCAGGTCTTTGTCCTTCTTAATCATTTCCTATGCCTCCGCCCACGGTGGTGCTCCTCCATCATCCTATGGGCCTTTGCCAATTGTCGTTTTCTTTCATAATATGAGTATTCCACGCCCCAGTTTTGTGATATCCGGGTATGCTTGTGAGTATTCCACGGTTTTTCCATCACTTGGTAATCACCGCCTGCCCTGTGATCAGCTTTACTAATAGGCTTTCTGAGCGATACCACACCTGGGTGGCCGGGTCTTGATACCAAAGCCCATCCTCTGCCAACTTTACGGTGGCGGTGGTGGCAGCCTTTATCCTGAATGGTTGTTCCAGTCTCTTGCCGTAATTGGCGGCAACCTGTCTCATAATGTTCATTCTTTGCGCTCCTTAATCTCAAAAACCTCATGGAACTTTTGAATGGTCAGGCTTACGGCCAGCCTGTTATTCTTGTGGGCCACCAATCTATCCCTATGGACTTCATCCTGCTGGAACTCCCACCGCTCACCGGGCTGGAAGTGGATCGCAATCCCGCCATAATCCCCGGTGACATAAACCATATCCGTAATAGGGGTACAAATACCACTCATAAATCACGCCTCCCGTTTTTCGCCAAATCTCTGAGCAGCCTTTTCCTCAGCTCACTTTTGCCTATCCTCCTACGCTTGCGGCCTGTTACTCTTAGTTTCCAATCTAGGGTTTCCAATTTCAGATAACCCATTGCCGCGCTATGGCCATAAAATAAAGGTTTCATTTTTCCTCCATATATCCACGGGCTTGGTTCTTTGCGTTGACTCTCCGGAAAAGCTCTACCCGTGCACGTTCGGTAAATCCTAATGACTCCAACCACGAAACACACACTGTAATGGCATCCACAATCTCCTCCCCTTTTTCCGCCCACGTTTCGGCGGCCAGGGCCTCGTCCAGTTCCTCCCGTACACGGTATACCCAATCTAATTCTGAACAGGTGCTTACACTTCTTTTACTGTCCCGCACAACAGGGCGGGGCAGGTCACGCGAATCATACATGGTATCCTGCCCCTTTCTCTTATCCAATCAGTTGTGACATTACCCCCAGCAGTTTGCGGGTGGCCTCGCGGTATTTATCTTGGTTTTCGTTGATAGCCCCCATAGTATTGATAAGCTGGGTAAATTCGGCTTTGCAGTTTTCAAAGTGCCGTGCAAAATCTTTTTCCTCTTGGGTTTTCTCCGGCGGTGCCGCAACCGGTTGCGGTTTTGCTGCTTCTTCCAATTGTTGCTCCAACTGCTTAATCTTGCCCGCGCTGACGGCAATTTCCACCTGTAACCGCTTTAGCTCCTCGTTTTCGGTAGTCTCCCTGGCCTCTTTCAAGGCTTTTAACTGCTCCTCGTACTTGGTGCGTTCCTCGGCAAGTTGACGTTGGGCCTCAATGGCATCATTATAAGAGTCAACAACGTGGCTTTTTTCCAGTTCAAGGGACTTTTGCAGGGTTTCATTTTCTGCTTTGAGCTTGTCCAGTTCGTCACTGCCTGCCGCCGTATCCGCTTTTAGTTGGGCCAGTTCAGCTTTGAGCTTTTCCGCCCGCTGGGCGGCCTTGTTGGCGGTATCGGTGAGGTTATCGCACTGGGTACGCCATGCCTCCAAATCCTTTTTAGCTTGGTCACGTTCCTTTATGGCCTGCTCCAACTCTCTTTTGGACATATCCGGCAGTTCTTCTTTGTGTTCTTCCATGAACGCCACACACTCATCCTCATTCTTGATAGACATGAGGGCGAACATTTGAGAACGGTTTAACTGAGCCACTAGCTCCGGATCCGCACTCTTGCCAAATAGTTTCTGCTGGCCGTTGCCGAATCTCTCATAGGTAGCAATGAGCATTTGCGCCGTGCGCTCCGAATAATCTACTTTTTCTTTGAGCCATTGCCCCCAACATCCATGTGGTACAGCAGCTTTCGCCTGAATAAGCCGCTGGCCAATTTCAAGGGTGCCATTCTGTACCACCTGCTGTACCTGCACCTTTATTGTGTTGATTTCCGTTGCCAGGCGGGCAAGTTTTTCCTCATTGGTTTCGGCAATCTGATTTTCTGCCGGCATCGGCATTTTTTCCATATCTTCCATTACGCTGTTTTCCTCCCAGTATTATCAATCTTGGCTTTTCGGAACTTCTGCACAAAGGCATCTGCTTCCGGCGGTAGGTTCCTGTTATACTTGGCACGGGCCTGCACTATGTAACTGCCGTCCTTGCTTATCTCCATGGTGCCTATACGCTTCTTGTGGTTTTCCTGTGAGCGGATAAATACCACGATAGTGGCACCGGCAGCCACCCTATTCACATAACTGCCTACACATGAGTGCATTGCTATGCCCTCATCTATCAGCTCCTCCAATTTCTTGGGGACATAAATCATCATGCCATCGGCCTCAAAGGCGTATTTTTGTAGAATCTTGGCCCGCAACTTCTTATATTGCTGGTTTTTACTCCCTGCCGCCCGCAAGGCTTTGCGACTCTGCCGCCGGCGTTCTTCTTCTTCTTGCAGTTCCCGTATTTGCCGGATTTCATCCCGCAATGTGTTATGAGCCTCTATCAAATCCTTGGGCATGAAATTACTTTTCTTGGTCAGGTCAATCTCCAAAGCCCGGCAATCGTCGATATAGTCAGCATACAAATCCAACGTGATGGTATGGGCTTGGTGTTTCTCCTGCTGCCGTTCAAGGTACTTAGTCAATCGATATAGATTGATAACCTCGTGGACTTTGTATAAATCCGCCCGCCTCATTTTGAACCTTTCAATTTCTGACAATGTTATATTGTTTTCGCCTATCTTTTTGAGCCATTGCCATGTATCGAAAAGTACATCTGCTGGGGTTCTTATCGCTCCCACTATTCTGAGCCAGTATTTTTCCTCTTTGCGTAAAGGGTATTTCAGCACCTTGTTCATGGTCTTGCCCTTCCAGTTAAGCAAGCCGCCCGCTGTACGCCCGCCCTCGGTCAGTTTATACAGCCAATCACGGGTGGGGCTGCCCATCTTTGCCAGCATTTCCACAGCAAAGGGGTGTTTTGCGGTGGTGTCAAAGAGTCTCACATAGGCCCCATCAATACCCCGGTCTGCAAATGAGCCGCCAACTTCATCCCAAACATATTGAAAAGGTGTTCCCTGTACTGCTTCATCCACGCTATCACTGTCCACTATCAACTCTATATTGGTGTTATAGCCATATATAGCGTTCATATACCGGCCAAACCTTGGGGTAATGCTCTTGTTTAATAAAAGTTCCTCGCAATCCGCCCAGTCAGCACTGCATTTATAAATATTTCTCGCTTGCGCTGCCCCCTGGCCATACACAAAGACATAATAGCTATCCACGGCAGTGTATGGGTCAATATCCCATGGTAAAATATAGCTATACGCAATATCTTCTTGATACCACTTGATTTCCATATAGATAGCCCTGGCCGTTATGGTATCCGCCGGGGCCTTGGTGGATTTCCCATATACATACATGAGGATTTTATCTGACAGGTGCTTGTATCCACGCCACATGTGGATTATATTGCCCTCTGCCCCACAGTTTGGGCAGGATACCACGGCTTGGTGGCGGGATTTGTCCAAATACACCCACTCATTACAATGGCTGCACCATGCGTGGTGTCGTACCTCCGGATCGTCTACAAAAAAATGAGTAGGCAACTGGTCATGTACCTTTTGTAATATTTCCGGTTCGTCTGCCAACTCCTTGAAGTGTTCCAGCACTTGGGGGATAGTTTGGGGTACATTCTCTTTGCTCATAAGCCAAAATCCTCCAAACTCAATGCACTCAATGCTGACAGGTCATTTTTAGCCTTGGTTTTTTCCGCAACCGGTTGCGTTTTTTGTTCACTTGGGCTTGTAACTGTCTCAGTTTCCGGGGCATCCATCCCGTTTTCTGTATCCTCTGTCCCGCTTTCCATAGTCTTTGTCTCGCTTTTCGGCGTTTCCGTCCCGTAGGGTTTGAACCTTGCCGCCTCATCCATCATTACTTTGTACATGAGACCGCCCTCAATGACGGCTTGCGGTTCTTCCTGCCCAAAGTATTCAAGCACCAACTCCATTGCTTTCTCAGGTGGCACATAAGCGCAGTTCCCCGTCTTGTGTTTGCTGGCATAATCGCGTATAGCCTTGAAAGCTCCGTACAGTGTCTTTTCTCCGGCAGCTATCAGCACTGCCGCGTTATCATCATAATCAAGCCACGAAAGTAGGAATTTCGGTATTTGGTCGCCACATTCAGCCCTAAACTTTTCCGTATCTTCTAGCTCAATTTTGGTGCGTGCACTCACTTTTGAGTTTTCTAAGTATCCCATAGCCACATTCCTCCTTATCTCCCCATAGCTTCCGGGAAATCATCCCAGCTTTTTTCATACTTCAACTTTTGGTAATCCTCCAGGTGTTTTATCGTGGACTCTATAATTTCGCTCGGAATAAATGCCTCCACTTCTCCAATGGCAAGCTCCAAAACTTCCTTGCATTCCTTAATGTCTACCATAATGTCCCTCCTCTGTTTTCTTTGGCTTTTTCCTTCATTTCCTATGCCTGTACAGGCAATGCCAGAATATCGGTTCAAAATACTTGCACTCGGTACAGTGTTCCATGTGGACTGTCCCATTTTTCCATGGACACACAACAGCGGTATATACAGGTTTCCTGCATATAGCACAATGTTCATGATGAGGCTCCCATTCAGTCACCGGCATCTTTACGCACCCAGTAATTTACTCTCACCTTATCGCCGGGGTGTAGCGTGTAATTGTTTTCTTTTATCCACGGGTTCAATTCTTTGATACCTTCCATGAACTCCATAATGTAGCGGCGGCCCCCAGTATTCTTTTGGAGGTAGGTTTCACTGATACTCCATAAGGTTTCCCCACGCTGGACTATGTGAGTTTCTTCCACAAGCACCTGATCACCCTTATACATTCCGCAAAAAAACAAGGTCGCTGCCGCAAGTATCAAACAAGCGGCCCCACGCCTTGCATGAAATTTTATTTTCTTCATTTCACAACCACCTCCACAGGGTCAATCATCAATTTCATCATACGCACCATGTCGGAAAAATCACCCTCCGCCGCGCACTGGAACCTTGTAACAATAGTTATGGTGTTATCATCCACGCTTGGCGGTTCAATTGAAAAGCCTGCATAATCCTTTTCCTTGTCCACCATCCAAAACAATATAAATGCTCGGTTTAAGCTCTTGTCCTGCTCAGTCTTGAAGAAATATGCCTTGTGTAAAGTTTCCATAGCCATAATCGTAACCTTCCTTATACAACTTGCAGCCGTCTTGCCCCTTTGGTTATCCGTATGGGCATTTCGTAGTTATCCGGGGTACTTTCTTCCTGTTGCGACTGGTTGCGCTCTCTATCCAGCCATTCAATAAAATCAGCTTTCATGCAGCGTATGGATTTGCCATTTGCACCGCCGCCAAAGCTCTTGATTTTCCCAGCTTTGAACATTTCGTATACGGTGTTTTGGTTTATCCGTAGAAAAGCCGCTATTTCTTTGGCCGTGATAACGTCCGGCAAATCTGCCAGCATACCATA